GAGATCGAGGCACCCGTGCACACCGATCGGTACGTCATGGGCGTGGACGTCGGCGGCGGCGTTGGTGGGGACTACTCGACCATCGCCGTGGTGAGCGTGGCGACCCGACAGCCGGTCTTCACTTGCCGCAGCAACAGGGCATCCCCTGCCGCATGGGCGCACAAGGTCATTCAGGTGGCCAGCCGCTACAACCAAGCCATGGTTTTGGCCGAGAGCAACAACCACGGCCACGCGCTTCTACAAGAACTCGACAACTGCGGCTATCGCAACCAGTGGCGCAATCCCAAGACCGGCAAGCCTTGGGTCACCACGCTGCAAAGCAAGCTCGAAGCCTACGACACCCTGCGAGAGGCCCTCCCGATCATCAAGGTCATGGATCGCGTGACCTGGATGGAATTGCGCAGCCTCACGATTCCTTCGGGCAAGGTCGCACCGGAGGCCCCTGGAGGGTGCTACGATGACTCTGCGATGGCGATGGCCCTGGCCCTCAGGTGCCTCGCAGACGTGCCCGCATCATGGCGTGCCGCCCCCGTGGTGGCCACCCGCACCCGGGTCGATGCCCTGATCTCCGCCAGCCGAGCCCGGCGCATCCGCTCCGCCAATCTGCCCTTCTGAGGTTCCCCGATGCTGACTCCGCTCCAGGTGCAAGAGATCGTCAAGATCCACGACAACTACTGGAATGATCGTCGGTCGCGGATGCGCGAGCTGCGCAACATTTACATGACTGACTTTTGGGGACAAGATCGGCTCAACAAGCGGTACGTCGACACGGTGCTGCGCACCGAGGTCCCCAAGGCCTATGCGGTCGTCGAGAGCTTCCTTGGCAGCCTGTATGCCAAAGCCCCCAGCGTGGTGGTGACCCCCGATCTTCGGGCCCGGGGCAACCCTCAGGTGGCCGCCGCCACCGCGAACACTTACTTGAACGGTGTGCGCTCGCAGATCGAAGACGCCACGCGGCTGGCCTTGATCTATCCGTGCTCTTTCGTGAAGCTGGCCCCTGTCTCGTCGGTGGACCCGCTCAAGCGCGTGGCGTGCAGCGCCCTCTCCCCGTGGGAGGTGATCGTGGACGCCACGGCGTCGAGCTGGGACCAGCAGCGGTGGATCGGCCACGTCTACCTCATGCCGCTCGATGAGGCCGTGCGCCGGTACGGGCACGATCGCTCTGACTACCGGACGCGCACCTACGAGAAGTGGATCGACGCCGCAGACGTGGGGGACCGCGCCTCCGTGTCCGCGATGATGGGCCAGCAAGACACCAGCGACGCGTGGGTGCGTGTCGCCGAGATCTACGACCTCACGAACGACAAGCTCTTGGTTTGGTCCAGCGACTACAAGGGCGGCGAAGAGTTCTTGTTCTCGGGCGTCAAGGTCGAGGTCGGCTCCCTGGTCACCGGAGACACCGAGGCCGAAGTGGTGCACGAGACCACCGGCATCCCCTACAAGTCGGCCAGTGGCCGCCCCATCGTGCCGATCATTCCGCTTTACTTCAGTCGCGATCCCGACAGTCCCCTGCGTGGTTACTCGCTGGTCAGTCGCAGCTATGATCAGTTCCGCGAGCTGAACGTCATGCGCACCTACAACGCCCAAGGCGTTCGGCGCATGGCCCGCCAGTGGATGATGCGGGCTGGCTTCCTGAGCGAGGAGGCAGCCGCCAAGGTTCAGATGGGCATCGACGGCGAGATCATCGAGGTGGATCTGCCTCCCGGTGCCACGCTCGACGGCAACATCGTGCCCGTGCCGCAGACCCCGATCCCCGCCGATATGGCCATGTACGCCGCCACCGTCGAGGGGGATATTCGCGAAGCCGGTCTGCTGGCCCCTTTTACGAGAGGAGAGGTCACCAAGGCCACGGCCACGGAGCAGAACCTGCTGGCCAACTACACGTCGAGCGAAATCGGCCGCATGGCCCGCACCCGTGACGAGGTGATCAGCAGCATCGCCAAGGTCTACAACGTCATGCTGAGCGTGATCCTCGGCGACGAGAGCGAGCCCCTGGCCCTGCCCAACCCCATCGGGCCCACGATGCTGAGCGCCGAAGACCTCACGGGCGATTTCGGCTACTGGGCCGTCGATGCGGGCACCACCCCCGCCAGCGACATCGCCAAGCGCCAGGCGCTCGTCGAGCTCACTCCGATCCTCTTGCAGTTGGGCGTGGACGCCACCATGCTGCGGGATGAGCTCGTGCGCACCTACCAGCTGCCGGACACGTTCACCAAGACCGTTGAGCCGGCCCCCGCGGCCCCCACCACTCCTGAGGAGTAGTTCATGCCCATCACCATCATCGCCTCCAAGAAGCTCCCCACCGAGCTCAAGTCGACCGCCGAAGAGGCGGACACCGCCATGGGTGAGGGCATCGCGGCCCTGATCCCGGCCCCTGAGAAGCCCTACAACCCCAAGGTGGTCACCGCCCTGGCCCAGGCCACCGCCAGCGTGGCGAAGCTCCTGGGACTCGACGTGAAGGCCGAATCGTACTCGGGCCCCGTGGCGGAGCTGGACCCCGACCTGGCCCGGTTCCTGGCCATGCTGGAGAAGGCCGCCGCCGACTACGGCCAGCCGTTCCCCACGACCCTCGACTCCATCAAGGGCGACGGCGACCTCACCGCGATCACCGCCCACCTGATCGGCCTCGCCAAGGATCGCGACTTCAAGGCGTTTCTCGCTGAGCCCGCCCCGGGCGAGTCTGTCGGCTCTGAAATGGGCGAAGAGATGGGCGGCTCGGAAGAGGAAGAGAAGAAGCCCTTCAACTTCGCCGCCCGGATGAAGTAGTCCAATGCCAAGCGCGTTCGCATCGCTCGCTCAAAAGGTCAAGGCCGCCCTCGGATTTGGCCCCGGCAGTGATCGGTACAACGTCCCCACCACCCGTGGGGCGCAGTACCGAACCATGGCCGGCGGGCCGATGGCGAACCTGCAAGACGCCATCGAACGTCGCCAGCCATGCGCGTTCTTCTACGACGACAAGACGTCGGATGGCTCAGGGATGCGCCTTGGCAACCCCCACGCCATATGGGCCGCCACGAACGGATCGAAGTACCTGCATATGTACGTCGATCCTCGCTCGGCGACGGCCTCTGGCAGCCTGCCAGGGTGGCGCACGTTCTTAGTGGACCGCATCCGCGATGTGTCGGTCTATGACCTGGGCACCAACCTCTTTGGCCGCGCCCAAGAATTCAATGTCGCCCCCGGCTACAACCCGGGGTGGTACTCTCGCAACGGCCGCCCGATCGTCTTGGTCGGGCGGTAAGCAACCAACAACTGGAGTCCTGCGTGACCACCCAGCCCATGACCAACGAGCAGATCGCCGCCGTCCTCTCCCAAGGTGAGGCCCCCGCCCCCCAAGGCGAGCCCGCCCGCGCAGCGCCCAAGGGTGGGGCCACGGCCCAAGAGCCGAGTCCCCCGGAGACTGAGCCCGCGCCCAAGAGCAAACTCTCCTGGGAAGAGGCGGTGAAGACGGTTCCGCCCGACGTCGCCACGCTGATGCGAAACTTGCACGGCGAGTACACCAAGAAGTCGCAGGAGTTGAGCCAGCTCAAGAAGGAATCGCGCCGTGAGCGTGAGGCCATGCTCAACGGCTCGAAGGAGATCTTGACCGGCCAGCCGAAGCCGCTCCCCGCCTACGACCCTTTCGATGAGTCGACCGTGCAGGCCCGTGTCGAGGCGGAGGTGCAGCGTCGCCTTCAGGAAGTTCTCGCCCCGATGCAGCAGGAGTACGAGGTGCTGGCGGCCGAAGAGTCGTACCGGGACTTCGTCTCCGCCAACCCCGATTTCGAGGCCGATACGGCCCTGCGCAACGCCGTGCAGGTGGCCCTTGAGGCCAACCCCTCACTCGATTTGGAGACCGCCTATTGGGCCGTCAAAGGCAAAATGGCGACCCAGGAGCGGGTGAAGGCTGAGGCCAAGGCCAAGGCCGAGAAGGAAGCAGCGAAGAAGGCGGCCCTCACCGGCACCGGACTGCCCCGCAAGGCGGGTGATCCCCGCGCCCCCGGCGTCGATCAACTCAAGAAGATGAGCAACGCTGATCTCCTGGCCCACGCGAAGGCGCTCAACGGCATCCGTTGACGCCCCGCTGATTTTTCGCTATCCTACAGGTAGCGGCAGGCACCGCGAGCCCACCCCACCCATAGTGTGGGAGGCCACCCGACGGTGCCTGATGCCATAAGCCCCTCGGCACTCCCTGGGAAGGGAACACGCCCCAAGTTCTTCTCGAAGACCCCTTCCCAATAGGAGCGCCCCATGGCCGCCCCCAACAGTGTTCTGTCCACGACTCTGCAACTGCTCCGTGACAAGTTGGTGGACAATAGCTTCGTTTCTCACCCGCTTTTCGCCGCCATCGAGAGCGCCGGCAATCTGATCAAGGTGTCCGGTGGTTCGCGCGTCGAGCAGCCCGTGATCTTCGGCCAGCACAGCCAAATCAGCGAGCTCACCAACGGCTTCGAGCCCGTCAACATGGCGGTGACCGATCCGTTCAACAGCGCCAAGTTCGAGTGGTGCAATTGGACCGCGCCGATCGTCCTGTCGGCCGTGGAGAAGGCCGCCAACAAGGGTGATCTGGCCATCGTCAACATCCTTGAGAGCAAGATGAAGAACGTCATGCTCGGTCTCAAGCTGGAAGTCAGCAAGACCGTCATCCAGGGCCCGGCCTACGCCGGCTCCAAGCTCTCCCAGCTCCAGACCCTGAACGGCATGACCACCGCCGCCAGCACCGGATGGTTCGAGGGCGTGGCCAGCACCTCCCAGCAGAACGTGGTCGGTGGTCTGTCCAAGGTGACCTACCGCGCCAACAACTGGTACAACCAGTTCCTCGATGCGGGCGGCTCTTTCAGCCTCGAAGAGCTGGATCAGCTCATGATCAATTGCCAGATCTACAACCCGTACGGTGAACTTCCCGATCTGATCCTCATGTCGCCCAAGTGCTATGCGGCTTTTATGAAGGCGCAACAGTCCTACGTCCAGTATGTGTCTGCTTCTGGTCGCAACGAACTGGACAAGGGCATGGTCGGCATGTGGCGCGGTGCGAAGATCTACGTGGACCCGAACCTGGGCTTCACCGCGCAGAACCCCGCGAAGGCCGTGTCCGCCTACGTCCTGTCCTCCAAGAATTTCCAGCTCTACACCGACACGGATGGGTTCTTCAACGTCGGCGAAATGCTGCCCGTGCCGGGCACCGCCACCGAGGCCGCCCAGGTGTTCTGCCGGATGCAGCTCGTGACCGGCCACCTGGCCAGCCACGGCGTGCTCCTCGACGCCGAGGCGTGATCGTGATCCCAACCGCGCGTCTTCCCTTCGGGTGAGGGCGCGCGGTTGAGCCGATGACCTGTTCCGCAGGAACCCCAACCCCTTCTCTTTAGGTGAGACCTACCATGGCCACTTCCACGATCGTTCAGTTCCTCGGCAACGAAGCCGCTGGCGGCACCTCCTCCACGATGAACCGCGCTCAGATCGAGACGTTCATCGCGGGCGGCAGCATCACCGCCGGCGACTTCGTCATCCTCGACACCTCCCAGACCGGCTCGGATCGCGACCTGTACGTGATCCAGTCGCCGGCCACCGCGGGCAACCCCCTCTGCATCGGCGTCGCCAAGACCGGCGCGACCGTTGGCCAGAAGGTCGACGTCGTCGTCGCTGGCTACTACGCCACCGCCAACGTCGTCACCGGCGTCCTGAAGGGTGAGGCCGTCGTCACCAGCGGCGCCACCGCTGGCCGCGCCCTCAAGTACGCCACCGGCACCCACACCAACACGGATGCCATCGCCGTCGCCCTGGCCGATGCCGCCAGCAACGTCGCCCCCGTCCACATCTTCAAGCACTTTTAGTCCTTGAGGATCGGCCCCGGTCGCCTTGCCGCTCCTGAAAAAAGCGGCGGGTGGCCGGGGCCTTCTGCCTTCAACCTTCTTCTTCAAGACCGCGTGGGGTGGTGAGTGAACCTCGGGAACCTTCGCAGCTTTTGCGGCAATCTCCTCGACTACGACCCCACGAACGCGACGTACACGGCGCAGCTCACCGCGTTCCTGAACGACGCCCAGGCGCGAATCCTCACGGACAAGCCGTGGGACTTCTGCCAGCGCGAAGGCGACGTCGACGTGCGCAACGATCAACCCGTGACCGGGCTCGGCCTCGTCAACGGCTCGGCCACCGTCACCGGCGCGCTCTTTCCCCTGTCGATCAACCCGATCCTGCCCGGCAGCCTTTGGGACGGGTCCACCCTCGTCATCGGCTCCGAGTCCTACCAGATCGCTTGGGTCAGCGCGGCCAACACGCTGTACTTGACCACCGAGTTTCGCGGCACCAGCGGCACCTACGCCGGCACCGTCAAGAGCCGCGAGATCTACCTGCCCGCCGATACGGCCAGCGTCATGTCGGTGCTCGACAAGAGCCGCGGCATCCCCGTGCCCCAGGCGATGATCTCGAAGTTCGAGCGCGACACGGCCCGCCTGGACCCGAACCTGCTGGGTGTCGCTGAGTGCTTCCTGCCCAGCCAAGGGCGTCGCATACCCGCCCCCCGTGCGGTCAACGGGGTGGCCATCACCACGCCCGGCGCGGGCCGCGGTGTCCGCACGCTCAACATCTACATGGTCAACGTGATCGGCCCCGCCCATCGCTTGGGCAGTCTCTACCGAGAGGATGCCAGCGCGGGGTTTGAGTCCGGTCTCTCCGCCGTGCAGACCATCACCCTGGCCGACAACCAAGAGATCACGCTCACCCCCGAGACGCTGCCCAACCTCACCGGGCTGTATCGGCGGTACTACTTCACGTGCCCCGACCTCGGCATCAACGCCCCCGTGCGTTTGGTGCACGCCGCGAATTCGCCCCCTGGGCTCAACGTGGACACGGTCTCGCCTGCGGGCGGTGTGACCCTCGCCCCGAACACCAGCGTGGCCACGATCACGTCCCAGACCTTTCAATCGCGGTCCATTCGGTACGTGCGCAGCAACGGGGTCTACCAGAGCATCCTGCTCTATCCGCACCCCAACCTGAATGCGTCGAACGCCTTCGCCGTGCGCCGTCTGGTGTCCCCGAGCGCCATGGAAGAGGACCAGGACGTGCCGCTGGTGCCGGAATCCTTCGCGCAGATCATCGCCTATGCCGCGATGGAACAGCTCGCGATGAAGGTCAACAACATGGCCTTGGCCCAGGCCTACGCCCGCAAGCGCGACGTGTTGTACCAGAGCATGGAGGCGCGGTACCTGGGCATCGCCCCGCGGCGCATCGTCAAGGGAGACGGGGTGACCGGCCAGCGGTTCTATCCCAATCCCTTCGGCCCGCTCACCTTCACCCCCTGAGGCCAACATGGAAGGAAACATCTTTCAGGTTCCCACCGCCGGGGGTTATGAGAGCAAGCTGCCGCAGACCCCGCAGAATGGCGGCAAGGTCGTCAACTGGACCATGGACAAGCAGACCGGGGCGTGGTCCAGCCGCCTCGGCTACGAGAAGTGGAACCCCCAAGCGTCTGCGTTCTTTCAGCCGTTCAACACCACCGGCCCGATCACCAGCCTCTTCGTGAGCCAGGGGCTCGGCGGTGGTGCGCGGCAGTCCATCTTCTATGAGTCCGAAGGCACGCTGTACCTGGCCTACGATGCCGGGGCCAACAACACGCTGGTGCGCCCGGTCAAGGGCAACCGCCACGTCCCAACCCCCACGGAGTGCGGGAGCTGGTACACCGATGTAGGGGGTGGGGTCGTCATCACCAACGGCGTCGATCGACCCATCTTCGTGCGCCCGTGGCCGTTGGGGGACGCCGCCGAGAGCTTGAACACGCTGTCTCAATGCGTGCGCAGCTTTGGCTTCGATTCCGCGCCCACCCCGGTCACCTTGTACCGCAACACCCCGATGACCGCGGTGGATGACAGCTCCGTCATCACGGGCGGCGGCGCCACCACCCTCTGGTGGCCCAGTCAATCGGGCGCCATCACGGACGGCGGCAAATGGGGTCTGGGCTTCGCCAAGGGCCCTGCGAGCGGCGACCCTGAGAACGAGTCCCTGTTCGGGTGGGCGTGCAGCTTCGTGAGCGACACGGGCTCCGAAGGCCCCTTGTCGACCATGGCCACCACCAACTGGACCCAGCCCGTAGGCAGCGATGGGTTTCGGTTCGCCATCGCCATGGAGCTGCCCCAGGGCCCGAATGGCACGGTGGCCCGCAAGGTCTACCGCACCAAGAACTACAGCGATGACTGGACCCAGCCGGGTGACACGACCCTTTACTACGTGGGCACCGTCTACAACAACGTGGACACCTTCTACGTCGACGCGGTGCGGACCACCGTCACCACCACCACCGCGGACGCCATCCCGACCGGCCCCCTGCCCGCCCCCCGGGCCCGGTTCAGCGCGCTGTTCAACGGGTGCCTTTGGCTCGATGGCGGCATCGACGACAGCCGCACCCTCTACTACTCGGCCCCCGGACTCATCGAGCAGTTCCCGATCACGAACTACTTGACGCTCTCCGGTCAGGGCGGTGGCATCACCGCCTTGTACGGAAACTACACGAGCCTCCTCGTGTTCCGCGAGAACGCGATCGACGTGGTGACCGGCAACCCCAGCGCCGGGTTTCAAATCACCACGATCAGCAACAGCACCTCGTGTCGCTCGCCCAAGTCGATCCGCTCGATCCCTGGGTTGGGTGTCGTGTTCTTGGCGCAAGACGGCGTGTACGCCATCACGGGTGGCTTGACTGGCGGGGCCACCACGGAGATCATCAGTCTCTCGGATGGCATCGACGAATTCATCCGTCGCATGACGCCGGATTGTCTGCCCCGGGCTGTCTCGGCGTACTCCACGGCCACGAAGGAGTACCACCTCTACATCCCGATGGACGGCAACGATCGCCCCACGCAGGGCCTTGTATTGCACGTGGACCGCATCGGGGACCGCCAAGGGCTCTCGGCCTGGTCCGTGCGTGAAGGCTTCCCCGTTGGGGACGTGGACGCCATGTACGATGGCTTCCTGGTGTTCGGGCACCACACCGGCACCGAGGCCGGCGGCAGCAACCCTGAGGCGGGGTTGTTCGTGATCAGCCAGGCCCGGCACATGGGTGGCAGCGTCACGGGCGAGCAAGCGCCGGTCTACACCCCCGGCCCCGCCCCCACCAGCGTCTATCGCTCGGCGTGGAATGACCTGGGCGATCCACGGCTTCAGAAGCAGGTCAACTACGTGGTGGTGTGGGTGTTGACCACGGGTGATCCGCTGATCACCGTGCGCCACTACAAGGATTTCCAGCTCACCTTCGTCACCGAACGCACCTTCAAGGCGCAGCCGCCGGACGCCCCGGCCATGCCGGTCTTCGACACGGCCATCTTGAACAGCGGGGCCACGTACCAGCAAGAGCGGCTGGTTCCGATTCGGGTTAGCATCGCCCAGCAATCGTGTGCGTGGTTCGCCTTCGAGATCTCGACCCAAGAAGATCTGATCCTCGTGGGCTACGAGATCGAGTACGTCTCGAAGGGCACCAAGACCATCATGGGGGTGCGGGCATGAAGAAGTGGTCCCAGTACGAAGCCCGCACCGGCAACACCGTCTCGCCCGATTCGGTCAACGAGGAGCTGCGGGCGCAGTCGAGCTCGATGACCACCCTGGATCGGGCCCAGCTCCCTGTCGCCAGCTTCGACAACACCTACCTCAAGGACTACGCCCTGCATCGGGTGTATGCCTATCCACGGGCCCCATTGGCCGGTGGGAAAGAGGGCGAACAAACGGCCGTCAGTGACACCCTCACCAGCGCCAACTCTTGGAATGCCGCCACGTTCCAGGCGTACACGGGTGGTTGGATCTCCGCGTTCTCGTTCACCTTGACTGATTTCAAGAGTGGGCATCTCTTCCTGGAGTGGTCCGGCAACGCCTTCGCCCAGCCCCTCTTCACGAACACCAAGAGCAACCTCCGGCCCGGCAACCCCAAGTACGTCAACGTGCGGATCTTGGTGGCCGGGATCGTGATCGCTGAGCGACAGGGCGCCGCATACCACGAGCACTGGCGAATCTTCGGGACCTCTTTGCTGCCCAGCGGCGATCACCAGGTCGAGCTTCAGTTTCGATTGACTCCGCCTGGCACCGATGATGCCATGACGGACCACAACGGCGATCATATGCTTCAAGCGCATATTTACTCGTCCAAATGCCTCGCGATCGGGAGATGGTGCTGAATGAGTCGAATCATCCAAGTCCCCGTCGAGCCCAATGACCCGATCGACGCCACCAATTTGAACAACCGCTTCAACGCCTTCAGCCAGGCGGGGGCGGTTGACCAATCCAACTTGCGCGATTGCGCCGTGGATTTGGCTCATTTCAAGACGACTGACTTCATGGCCCGGCTGTCGGCCAGCGCGAACATCGGCAAAGCCGACCTCTTTCACGCCGCGCCTGTCTCAGTGCCCAGCTACACCGGAGCGACCTACCCAACCCCGCACCCCGTGCAGGATGGGGCGGGCAACGTGACCCCGCTCTCGTTCGGGTTGACCGGCTGGACCGTGACGCCCAACGAGATCATGCGTGTTTACTGGGACCTGTCGGTTCGGCCCCGGTATTCCGGCACCCCTTGGACCAACGCTGGCTCGATCGGCTCGATTGAGCTGGACCCAGGTGGCCCCACGCACACCGTCGCCAGCAACGCGACGTGTTGGGCCGCGTGGCTCGAATGGGACCTCACGAGCAACGCCCTGGCCAACTGGGCCCCGGTCACCTACCAAGGCAACTGGTCGAGTCAGTTCGGGGGTCGATACGGCGAACCGCTGAACAGCACCGCAGCCACCACGGTCATCCCGGCGTGGATTCAGCACGTGCTGTCCGCCGAACAGGGAAAGATCGGCGCGGGTTCCCGTGTCGATCACCGGCACTATTGGCGTGGGGCCAGCGGCACTTACTACTTGGTGCCCGCCGCGAACACCACGATCTATGGAATTCGGGTGGTCCTGGCCGGGCTCTTTCACCCGTACAACACGGGTGGCACGAACTACTTGACGGTCGATCCGAACCAAGGCGGCGCGGGGCAGACCTTGGAGTACACCGGCGGCGGATTGTCTGCCATCGTCCATCGGATCAAGTGAGGGCCCATGGCGTTTACTCCACCGAACAGCTTCAGCAGCAGCACCATCTTGACGGCGTCGAACCTTCAAGGCAACTTCGATGCCCTGAAGGTCTACTTGCACAACGGCGTCGCTGCGGGTGACCTGAAGGCGAGCCAGTGGGCTGACACCCGCCACGTGCAGCCACCCTCGTACGAGCCCTTCACGGGGGTTCAGCACGGCGTCACGGGGCACCAGGGCGGCCAATGGGGTGGTGGCGCGGGCGCGCGCTTGACCTTCATGACCAAATACTTGACCGGCAACGGGCTCGTGGGCGCGAGCCCCGATCGCTGGCTTGGTGTGCCGAACACCAGCTTCCGTGTCGATATTCGGCGGGCCGCGAAGGTCGTGTTTCACTGGTACGTCGAGGTGGAATCGGGCCCCGATGATTCGCCCTACACCGCTGGTTACAACTACGACTTGACCGATCGCTTGGCGTACATCTGCCCGTACGTCGGCAACGTCTCCCTGCGCAGCAACTACCGCGTTCAAGAGTTTCAGAACAACGTCGACTACTTCAGCCCCGCTGTCCCGTACGGCTCCAGTCGGTGCTATACGGTGAGTGGCAGCTATGGGCAGCGGGACGGCACCCTGATCTTCGATCAGCCCTTGTCGTCACTCACGGTTGGCTTGTGTAGTTACTCGCAGATTGATCGGTGCGCGGTGATCAACTGGGGCATCGCCCTCGAAACTTTCTACCTGTAGGGGTTCACATGGCCCTCGGCACCGCCCTCCTCGTCGCCGGCACCGCCGCCAAGGTCGGATCTTCGATCGTCAAAGGCGTCGGCCAGTACCGCGCCGCCCAAGGAATCTTCACCGAAGCCGACGCGGCCGAGTTGGCCCGTCTGCAACGGCTGAAGGAACAGGGAGATCTCGGTCTCACCGAACGTGAAAAGGCCGGCATGGCCGCCGAATCCGCCGGTCAAGTCGCGCAGACCCAGGCTGAGCTGCGAAACCAAGCCTTGCAGCAGCAGGCCGCGCAGGCCACGCTCGGTGGGCCGATCACGGGCCGCGACGTGTTCCTGCGTGAGCAAGCGGCCCAGGCCGGTCGCCAGCAGGCCCAGGCCGAGATCGGCCGCCGCCAGGCCAGCGCCGATGAGGCCCGCCGCCAGGAACAACTCTCCAAGTTGGCCGAGCTTCGCCGCCTGCGCACCCAGGAATCCATCGCCAAGAAGACCGCGCTGTTCGGAATCTTGGGCGAAACCGTGGCCACTGGCGCTGATTTGGCCTTGGCCCGTGGCGCCCAACTCGAAGAGGTCGAAAAGAAAGCCCCGAAGCAAGGCGATCTTGGCGGCGGTGGTCCCAATCCTTACCAGAATCGGCTCTGAGGTTCACAATGCCCACGCGCGCCAAGCGGTACTCGAACTCGTACTCGGCCGTCTCTCGCTCCGCTGAGCGGTGGGGTGAGATCCAGGCCAACATCCGCGATGAACAGGATCAACTCCAGGCCCTTCAGTCGCTCATCTCCCAAGAGCGGTCGACGCTGGCGAACCTGGAGCAGGTCTACAAGACCTCGACCGCCACCCCGGATCTCGCCACGAACATCTTGAAGGAGACGTTCGCTGGAGATATTCAGGCGCAGCGCATCGCCGCCGCCGCGGGCAAGGCCGCCACCCGCACGCTGCCCCCGGCGTATACCGCCGCCGCGAACGCTGCGAAGACCAGCGGTGGGGCCATCGACGCCGCCGAGAAGAAGCGGCTGGGCGATAAGGCCATCGAGATCGCCAAGAACAAGAACGTCTCGTCCGCCGAAATCGACGCGATGATCAATGATCTGCGCTCGATTGGGGCCACCGCCGCAGCGGATACCGTTCGGACCACCGCGAGCGCCATCACCGGGCGTCCGGCGAAGCCCACCGCCCCCGCCTTGTCGGCCGAAGACCGGGCCAAGGCCGCTGGGGTGCGCGCCTCGCTGGAAGCCGTCGCGATGGCCAGCCCGCTCGGCTACGTCGGCGGCTTCGAGGGTGAGGCCGCGGCCAATCAGCTGGCCACCACCCCCGTCGACACGAAGGAGGGTGTGTCTTTCGCCACGCAGAAGGACGCCCTCGATCGCTACGTGCAGATGCTCGATGATGGCATCGCCAGCCCCGAAGAGCTCGCCCGCGTGACCGGCACTACGGACCCCGAGCAGGCCAGCAAGGAATTCGCCTACGCCCAGGGCGTCTACAACCAGGCCAAGGCCGCGGGCGCTTTCCAGAACAAGGATCGCAAGTATTTCGAGAGCGCCTGGCTCGATCAGGCCAAGCGCGTCGCGGAGCTGCAAGCCAAGGCCGCCCGCGCCGAGGCCGCCTACAATGGCCGCACCCCGGCCCAGGAAGCCGCCTACCGCGAGTTGAAGGCCCGCGGGCAGAACCCAGATGATCCCTACATGCAGTACACGGGGACCAAGACCTACGACTACTTGCGCAAGGCGGACGAGATCTACGGGTCTACCAAGGGCCAGTTGGAGCCGGCCACCCCGGCCCAAGAGCGCATCGTCACGCTGCTTCAGCAGTACGACACGATGAAGCAGCCCTGGAAAGTCGTTGATCTGGAGAAGCAGCTCGGCAAGACTCTGAAGGGGCAAGAGCTCACCGATGCCATCGGCTTCGCCCTGGCCTACGATCGGGCTGGTATCGGCAAGACCCCGGCGCAGACCCAGGCCGATCTGCAGGTCGCTGCGAAGAAGGCGGCTGAGTCGAAGAAGAACGTGGCCGAATTCGAGCGGCAGCGGGTCAATGATGAGCTGGCCCGCGCCCAAGAGCGCAAGGCGCTCACCGAAAAGATGATCGCGGAGCAAGAGCCCGTGCAGGCGGTCTCCGCCCTGCGCACGGCCCAGGCCCAAGCCCAGGCCCCGTCTCGGCGGTACCAGCAGCTTCGGGCCAGTGGCCTGGACGCGCAGACGGCCCGCGCCCAGGTGTTGACCGAGTTCGGCACCTTCACCACGCCCAGTGAGGCCCCTGGCGCGCTGGCAGGCGCCCCTGCGGGCCGCGCCCCGGGCCAGCTCACCCCTGAGGGTGTCCCGGTGCGCGCCGCCTTGGGTGCGATCACCACGCCCACCCCGGCGCAGGTGGAGGCGCGGCGCGTGCCACTGCCCGAAGAAGAGAACGTGATCCAAATGAAGCCCGTGCGGCTTGATTTGGGTGAGCCCGCACCGGCCGCCCCGAAGCCGGCCCCGAAGGTTGCCCCCCCGAAGGGGGCCCCCGCAGCTGTCTCGGCCCCGAAGGCGGCCCCGGCCCCGGCCCCTGTCAATGAGCTCGATCAGATCAAGAACTTCATCAAGACTGGCGTGATCAAGCCGGGAACCCCGCAGTATGATCGTGCCCTCGAACGTATGCTCGAACTTCGGGGAGAACTCTGATGGCCGAAATGACCGACGAAGAGTTGGAATTCGAGCTTCAACTCGCGCGAGATCTACGAAATAAGCGTAGGGCCCTTGCTGCCGCTGCTTCCGCGGCGCAGCCGGTCATTCAACCGGTCGAGATCACCCCGTTTCGCCCCGTGGCAGACGTCGAGGCTGAGCTCGCGGCCCAAGCCGAGAAGGTCGCCCAAGAGGCGTACGCCCGCGCCGCTGAGCCCCCGACCTCGTCTGCCGAGGTCGCTGCCTACTTGGCCCAGCGCCGCGCCGAAGAGGAGGCCCGCATCGCCCGCCAGCGTGGCCAGGTGGTCACGGTGGGGCGTGAGACGGCGCCCACCCCCGCATCGGAATCTGCGATCCCGATGTTCCGTCCGACCCGCATTCGAGAGGTGCCGGTCCCCAGCGAGACCCCGGAACCGCCCGCTGCCATTCGCTCGCTGCTGCCTGCCCCCACGGTGGCGGCCCCGTACCGCATGGATGCCACCGTGCGCCTGTACCGAGACCCCACCACGGGGGAGCTGCGCCCGCCGACCACCAGTGAAGAAATCATCGAGAGCTTCGCCCAGCAACCGGTCATGAGCGAGGAGCAGGCGCGAGCCCGTGGCGAGCAAATCCGCCGCGCCGAAGACACCGCCGCTGCGTTGGCGGCGGCGGGCAAGCCGATCCCGGCGGACCTCAAGTCGCAAATGGCCCCCAAGGTGAGCGGCGTGTTGACCCAGCCGCAGGGCATGGGTCGGGGCGTCACGGAGACGGCCCTGGGGGCCACCCTGCGCGCCGTGCCTTCGTACCTCTCCGCGCTGGCCAGCGAAGGTTACTTTCGCGGGCTCGGCTACGAGGTCGATGATCAAGGTCTGCCGGTTGATCCGACCGACTTGGCGTACCAGGTCGCGCAAATCCGCCAAAAGCTGGGCATCCCGGAGACGGCCACGGCGATGGACGTCGTCACGGGCACCGCCAAGAAGCTCGGCGTTGAGCTCGATCCCCGCGCCGCGGCCATGAGCCCCTTGTCTGCGGTGCCGCTGCCCATCCCTGGGTTCGCCACCCGCAGCCAGGCGCGCGTCCCCACGGCCGTAGACCCGGAGGGTCGCCGGGCCGCCGCCGCCACCGATGAGGCGCTGCGCAACGTGGCCCGCAACGTCACGGCGGGTCGCTCGATGGGCGATGAGTTCTTGGCGGTGCCGGCGCTCCGTCAAGCGTACATCGACCGGTACGGCGACGAGCGGGCCGCGTTTTGGGCCGGCACGGCTGGCGACATCATCATCCCCGCAGGGCCCGGTACGGCCGCCAGGATGGCAACCAAGGCCGTCAAGACCGCCGCTGCCACCGAGGCCGCGGCCACCGTCGCGAAGGGCGTCATTCGGGCCGCAGAGGCCGTCCCCAACAGCGCCATGCTGGGGGCCGCCGCGGACCTCGCCGCCATCACCACCAAGGGGGCCGCATCGGAGGGGCGCATCGTGCGCTCGGTGGCCCGCGCTGCCATCGACGACCTGCCGGGGCTCAGTGAAGAGGCCCGCACGGCCGCCAAGGCCGCGATCAAACCCACCGATGAGACCATCCAAGACGTGGTGCGGTCCGTCACCACGGCGAAGCCGGAAGGACTCCGCGGGGCCGAATTCAAGAAGGCGCTCGTTCAGCGTGTGCCCGATGACCTGGTCTTGGCCACGGAGACCGTGGCCGTGCCCCGCAAGATCGCCAGCGAGGTCAAGGCCGCCACCGCTGCCATTTCGGCTGAGTTCACGGCCGCCGATGACGCGGGCAAGATCAAGATCCTGCAAAGCAAGGGTCTGAACCCCCTGGCCAAGGTCTTGGGGGCCAACCCCTTCGCCACGCTTGATCCTCAATGGCAGCGCATCATCATGGAGCGGCTGGCATCGGCGGAGGCGATCGAGGCCGCGCCCCGCATCGCGCGCGAGGCGCGGGTGCCTGCCACGGTGCGCGTCGCGGACGAGATCACGAGCCTCAACACGCAGCTCCGCGCCACGGCCGTCCCGTGGCGGGATTCGTACTTGGCTCGCGCCACGGCCGCGCTGAAGCCGGGCGCTGGGGCACGGGCTGAGGTGGCCACCGTGGCCCGCGCCAAGCGCGCCATCGAGGGTGCCTCGGGACGGGCCGTTGCGCGGGTTCGGGACGCGATCCAGGCCGACGTGAAGGCGGGGGCCACCGTAGACCAGGCCATCGACAAGCTGGTGTCCAATGGCATCCCAGGGGCCCGCATTGAGCCCCCCAGCCCCGCGTCCGCGTGGCGGGCCATCGTGTCGGAGGTCTATGGCCCCGATCGCGTTGAGTTCGTCTTGAATCAGATCGACGAGCTGAGCCGTGTGGGCGCGCTGCCGCCCAAGCTGACCTCGTCCCTGCCCACCATCGAAGGGCTGCGCACGGCGGACAAGGCCCTGCTTCGAATCAACGCGGTGCCCATGGGTCGGCCCGACTTTCAGAAGGCGGCGCTGAAGTTCGTGTTTGAGGACGTCGTCCGGTCGCAGATCGCCAAAGAGGGCGTCGAGTTCGAGGCCTTGGCCCGCGCCGAGCTGCCCAACCTGCCTTCGGACGTTCCCAGCGGGGCGACCAACCCCGCCGCGTGGGCCAAGTTCTTGGACGATGCGGCCACCGATGCCTCCAAGATCATGTTGCGCAACCCCGATGAGGCCATCACCCGGGCCGTGCCGTTCTTGGGTGGTGGGCAGGTCACCCGCGTCTACGACACGCTGGCCAGCGCCGATGAAGCCAAGTTGGCCGAAGGCGGTCGCGAATTCGTCGATATGATCGCGTCGATCGAGCCCGCCAAGCGCCTGGGTTTGGGCAACCTCTTGGCGGAGTCGACCGGTTGGACGGCCCGCGCCATGCGCAACTCGCTGCATGGCGCCAAGTACGGCTACTACCTGCCGAACCTGCCGTACCTGGCCTACAAGGCCGCCGCGTTGCCCGTGGTGAGCCTGGCCACCATCGGCGCATCGCGCACCCTCGGGGGCCTCGCCCGCACGGCCTTGAAGGCCCCGGCCACGTTCGCGGACGCCGTGCGCGGCGCGTTCGGTGTCGTCAAGACCGAAGGACGCGCGCTGGGGGCAGGGATCACCACCCCATCGGGCATCCGGTACACCCCGGCCCAAATCGAGAACTTGATCAACCAGTATGGCATCGGGCTCAGCGAAATCGACGTGAGCCGCCGCGCCGCGCTGGCCGATGATTTGCTGCGCGACGCGCGGCAGACGGAGCGTGGGGCCACCGCCGCGGCTGTGGGTGCCTTCTCGCCGAAGCCCTGGGCCAAGAGCTTCTGGATGCGCTACGCCGAGGCCACCGAGCTCTCGTTCCGGCGCAGCGTGTTCGAGGGTGCCTTGGCGAACGGCGCATCGCCCGCCGAAGCCAGCGACCTCGCCCGCCGCAGCCTCTTCGACTATCAGGCGGTGCCTGACGTCGTTCGGGAGACGATCGGGAATATCTTGGCCGGTGCGGCGACTGACTATGCTGTGATGCAAGAATTCGCCATCTCCGCTGTGCAGAATCCGACTGTCTTCGGCCGAGCGGCCAAGGCAAAGCTGGCCAGCCAGCGGCAGAATGATCCCTACGGCTACTACGGCGACAAGGGATTGAAGTCGCTTGGGATCTTCCCGGTGCCCAACCCCGTGGGCGAATCCTACGTCTATGGCCCGGAGGTGCCCATCTTCGCCCCGGTCGAGGATGCCCTGGCTCTCGTGCGCAGCGCCGACAAGACCATCACCACGATCATCGGGGCCTACCGTCTCGCCAAGAAGCTGGACGCGGCGGCCACCGTCGAGGAGATCGGCCGTACGGGCATGGAGGGCGCGACCGCGGCGGTCGAACGCTACTATCCGCAGGTCATGGCGGCCTTCGAGGCGTCGAATGGCGCCCCATCGGCAGACGGGAAGCCCGCCAAGTTGACCCTCGACGACAACGGGCTCTTTTGGGCCGCGTTGCTGGCCGCAGATATTCAAGAACGCCAGGGCAACCCGGGCCTCAAGGCCACCGTCTACCGACTCCTCGATCCTGAGATCGTGCCGCCCCCGGCCCAGTTCGCGATCCAGGAGCCTGGCTACGAAGATATGTGGGCGATTCAGCCGCCCGGCGGCATCCCGCATATCTATGCCGGCACCTACAACGGCGAGCCCGTGTTCAAGGTCTACCGGCCGAGCAAGCGGGGGATCGCGAACATCAAGACGATTCGCGCGCTCGCACCGAAGGTTCTCGAAAACGCGGTTGGTCCGGCGGTCGCGCTGGCCGAGGCGAAGTACGCTGGCGGGGTCACCACCGCCCCGCTGTTCCCCACGGGGGTCGGGCCCGCGCTCGGCATGTACTCAGGAATCGTGACGCCGGCCCCGACGCCGGAGCAGCGGCGCACGGCAATGGAAGAGGGCGTCCGCGTTGTGCGGGAGCCCTCAAAGTAGGCTATAGTCTCAGCAGTCGCCGTCCACGCTGAGGAGGGACACCATGGGTTCGCGGATCTATCACTACCTGCACGCCGTTCAGTCTACTGGCACCACGGGTCTCACGACCGCGTTCCCGGCCACCCCCACCCGCACGATCGACCTGACCGGCGGCCAGACCGTGATCCCGAGCAGCCGGTGGGTCAACTTCATCGAGTCGCTGCTCCTGTGGGTCGACACGATCGCCGCGGGCGCGACGAAGATCACGATGCGGCTGACCGCGGACGCCGCCGGCGATCAGTGCATCATCCCCGACGTGCAGGCCACCCTGGCCACGGGCATCACGACCGCCACGAAGGGTTCGGTTGCCTTCTCGTGTGGCTTCGCCCTGCCGCAGGTGACCTCGGCCACCGTCTATCTTTGGTGCAAGACCGACGCCGGAACCTGCAACCTGGGCACGGCCACGCTCACCTGGAAGGAGTGACCGATGCCGCTCACCCCCGTATTTGACCCCACTACGGGGGCATCGGGTGGGGCCGTGGCAGGCGGTGGGTCGACGACCCCCGTGTGGCTCACGGCTCCCACCACGCAGGCGTACTTGCCCTCAACGGGCTCCTCGCTCATCACGTTGACGTGGTCAGCACCCACGAACGGGGTGGGGCCGTACACGTACACCGCGGTCGATTTGATCGAAGCGACGGGCGGTATGGCTTACTGGGAATACGACTTGGCCACCCGCACGATCAGCGTGGCCCCCACGAGTGGTGGATTTGGAGCCACGACTGATCGCCCCTTCGTGTGGCGCATTGAGGTCACCGATTCGGTGGGCAACCACGGCCGCATTTGGGTCATCGGCTGGTACTCGGGGTCTGCAGCTCAGTACACCTATTTCTTGAACCCGATCGTGGTTGGACCCAACGACACCTTCAGTCCGTACACGTTCCCGTCTGCCACCGGTACCTCTGTCGGGGTAAACCTGCAGACCTCGTGGCGATCCACTGGCAGCGGCAACGGATGGGTCACCCCAACGGTTGAATTGATGGTCGCTGGCACCCCCAATCGCCGGTACCAGGGCCCGTTCACCGTCGACGTCCCCGCTGGCGAGATTTTTTGCCTTTGCACCACTCAACAAGAAGGCACTTCTTCGGCTTACTACATCCGAGTGTGCCAGCCGTTCATCCGTCTTCATGATCCCAGCAAGACCTATTGGGAATCGCGCACCATCAGCGACCTTGACTTTCGAGTCATCGGCGCTGCGAACGCGCAGACCTTCGCAGGCCCGTACACGACGACGATCAACACGCTCGGGGCGGTGTGGAACCCATCGGTGGGCACCACCGATCAAATCACGCTGCAAGCGAACGCCAGCCCCGCGGGGTCTGGGTCTACGAACACGACTGAGTTGATGGGATTGAACGCCTCGAACGGCCTCTACAACACCATCACGAACAACGTGGCGGTCGCCAATAGCCGGGCCTTGCGCACCCAAGCGTTTCATGTACTGCGGCAAGTGGACGGCTTCGCGGGAACGTTCACCCAAAACCCTTCTCGATGGCAGAACGTGTGCGGCACCGCCGAAATGATCGTGCGGATGCGGTTGCGTTTCGATATGTCGGGCGGGATCGGATCTACCACCCCCAACGTGATTTTCTCCACGTCTACGGATGGCACGTACTCCACTGTCGGGGCGGTCGCGATCAGCTTCGAGCGGTACAACTCGGCGTTGCCTCCGTGGGCTGCGGGTGCTGCCGGTCGACTGAAGTTGTTCTGCCAAACCAACTTCTGTTACTTGCCCGCATTTGAAATGGCTGCGTGGGCGAGTCAAGAGCTCGGGGTTGACTTTTACATCACCACGGAGCAGGTCACGTGCGTGGTTTATCGGTGGGCGGACGCTGGTTCTACGTGGCCGGATATTGATCTGCCAGACCCGTATGCTGGCTACGACACCATGTTTGGCCGGCTTTCCACCCCGTTGCGCGATACGAATCAGGCCATCACCACTTCGATTCCATACGGTACGTGGGGCATTTTCGGTTACTCCGTCACTGTCCAAGATGGTTGCGGGATGTACACCTATTTGGGATCGAGTGCCGCGGTGTCTTCGGCGGCGGGTTCGATCTACAACTTGCGCACCATGACGCGCTCTCGGAGGATCGTCCCGGCATGATCACGTACATGCGCGCACAATTCGGTACTTACTTCGCCCCTGCCGCAGGTGGGGACGTCGAAGGATGGGGCTTCACCACCATCATCGACCCCCAAACCCTCAGCGATGACCTCGCGGCCATCGACGCGAACGGGGGGGTGATCCCCGCCGACGTCGCCCAGCGGTGGGCCGCGGCCATCTTGGGCGCCTGGACCAACGAAGGCCCCAACAACCCTCCGTTGCCCCCCACCTTCCAGAATTGGGGAGGTTGATATGCCCCTCGTCCCTGTCTTCGATCCGACCACTGGGGTCAACGGCGGCGCGATCGTGCCGCCCAGTACGGGCAATTCGTGGGTCACGATCGAGGATTTCGATTGGACTCAGCAAGCCACCAGCGCGGCACTCGTGGGCGCTGGCACCGCGACGATGGGTGGCAAGAGCGTGAGCAACACGCTCATCAGCGGAGTGCCGACCTACCAGACCCAGTGTGTGAATGGAACTGGTCTGCTGTTCACGGGAACCGCCGCTGGCGCGGGTGGGGCCGTCTTCAGGTATGACCTCGACGCCACCCAGGTCAACCCGGGCGAGCCGTTCCTGCTCGAACTCCTCCTCGGCTCGGTCAACTTCGTCGGCGGCGCAAACACCCAGTTTTATGCCGGATACGGCACTTCTGGCCATATCAGCCAAGGTGAATGGAACGGATCTTACGTCCTCGTCAACGCCGGGCTCGACACCAACATGATCAGCCGTGGTTACTCCAGTGTCGGTGGGGCCCGCACGGTGACCATTGGCTTTGGCAAGCCGCAGTCCACCGACTACTTGGTGCAAGTCTGGTACGACGGCGGCGCGATGGGGCGGCTGGGATCGAAGCACGCTCAGACCACGTTCTTGGCTCAGCCTTTGATCGGCTCGGCCACCCCGTTCGCTGCGGGCATGAACTACGGGACGACGGGCACGGGTGGGGCGATAACGCCAACCAACGCAGATCTGCGTGGCATCATTTCGAATCCCATTCGCGTGATCTGCGGGTTCAGCATCAACAGCTTGACCTTCGCGCTCAAGCGCCACCGCTTCTCTCGCCCCGTGAGGATGTAGCCATGGCTGTGAACCCTGAAAACATCGGTGTGAGCACCACTACTGGCGATGATGGCCGCAAGAAGTACATCATCACGTTCAGTGTCGATGGCGAGGCCGCGGACTTGGACGCCAGCGCCTACGATCCCGCGTCCTCGACGTCCCCTGCGAGCGGCGTGTCCCGGTCGTGGGCTCGGCCCCTGGTGGCGGCCATCGCCGAGATCATCCTGGCTGCGGTTTCGGCAATCCCTTGAAGCCCTCCGCGCGGGCTAAAGCGTCGGTACAACGGATAAATCTCGACCCGGACCCGCGAGTGTGGGCCCGGGTCGTTCGCCAGTATGCGGGGCCCGATGGGTCCACGTACCGTGTCACCACCTATGCGCGCCGGAGACGCTGATGCCCGATCAATCGACCATTTCCACGCTCGCCCCGCTCGTTGTCGGCCCGGGGGCCGCGGTCGTCGTCCTCCTTGTGGTCCTCTACGGCCTGTACAGTCTGGCCGTGAGCCATATGCTGCCTTTGATCAAAACTTTGGCTGAGCGCCACCTCAAGCAGATCGACGAACTGATCAAGGCGCAGCAGGTTGAAGGAAAGGCGGTCGCATCGGCACTTTCGGCCATCGACAAGCGTTTGGCTTATATCGAGCAAAAGTTTCACGGTGACACCAACAGCGGCGTCTCCGTGGATGGTTTTGGATCTTCTCGGAGGTGACTGATGGCATCGGTGCGGCGCATCAAACAAGGCGAAATTGGATTTGGGACCAAAAAGTTCGTTGCAACCGGCGAATACGACGGAAAGCCCTACACCGTGCGGTTCGGCGACGCGAACATGGAAATCAAGCGGGACGATCCTGAGCGCCGCGCCAATTTTCGAGCGAGGCATGGGTGCGACGATCCTGGCCCCCCGAACAAAGCGAAGTGGTGGTCATGCAAGATGTGGTCGAAAAAGCCCGTGAGCAAAATCGCCAAATAGGGGGCAGCGATGAGCAAGTATCAGTGGGGCACCCTGTCGCGGGCTAGGCTTTCGACTTGTCACCCCCTGCTCCAAGTGCTCGCCGATCGAGTGATCGCCCGTGCGGATTTGCCGTGCGACCTCGTGATCGTGTGCGGGCACCGAACGAAACAAGAACAAAACGACGCGGTCAGGAATGGGTTCAGCAAAGCCCGGTGGCCTACCTCGAAGCACAACTCGCTTCCTTCGCACGCCTTTGACGTCGCCCCGTTGACTGCGGCTGGCAAAATTGACTGGGCCGATGAACCCGCGTTTGAGTCCATCGGCCCGATCATTGAGGAAGAGTTTGGGTTGATGCAGGTCGAAGGCTTGGTTCCAGCCGGCGTCACCTTGAGTTGGGGCGGCCGGTGGAAGTCATTTCGGGACCTGCCTCACGTCGAGCTACGAGGACTTTGAGCGAGCCCCCGCCCAATAGCTAAGCGGGATCGCGACGAGCACGATGATCCACGGGGCGAGTTGCAGGGTCCATGCGGGCATCGGGCACCTCCGAAAGCAAAGAAATGGGGTTGATCGGCAGCGGGCGGGAAGGATCGCGCCGCAAGGCCCGATCGAGCAGAACGAGGCCGAGGCGGTCGCTGAATTTCACATGGCCTCCAGGGCGTCCAGGACGTCGATGAAGCTGGGGGGCTCCGAAGGCGGAATGGGGGCCGCCGAGGCTGCCAGGTGGGCCTGCACGATGGCCAGGGCCGCCGCCTTGGCCCGATCAGCCACGTCCTGCGGGATCGGCGGGCCGTCCCACCGCACGTGGATCGCGCGGGCACCGGTGATCGGGGCACCCTTGGGCCCCGTGATCCGGTACCGGGCGCAATCCGCCTCGTGCACGACGGAGATGGGCCATCCCTGCACCCGCAGCTCGTCGACACGAGCCTGCACGTTCGAGCTATTGAGTTCTTCCTGAATGGTGAAGCTCGTGGCCCCGTGCGGCTGGCGCAGCAGTTCGATGAGGCGTTCCTGAGCGGGCGTGCGATCCTTGGTTGCGTACTGCATGGCATCCTCCTGATGCACCAATGCGGCCCTTATAAGGCAACTATTGGGTCCAACGGGGGAGTACACCGCTGGCCCGGGGGTCGGACCAGCGGTGTTGGGGTTTGGCGCTCAGCAAAGCACGAAGATTTCTTCGTCACGCTTGGCGCAAAGGGCGATGCAAACACCAAGTTTTTTCATTTTGGCTTCGCTGCGCAGGATATTCTTGGGGAAGACAACCTCATCATCGGGGCGTTCTTCGTGATCGTGGCCCTGGCCATGGGACCAGCGCACGTACAACTTTTTGTCATCCAAGTGGAAGGTCGCATTGGCGTGATTCGACCAGCCATTTTCACGGCGTTCGGTGCACGCGATTTCCAGCCAGAAGAAGGTGTTCCCTTTGCGATCCTTGTCCCGAATCAGGCGCCACGGATCACAAGCGTCGATTTGGGGCAATTCAGTGATCATGCGCTTGAGGTGCGCTTCGAGGCGGTCTTCGTCGTTTTTGCGGGTGGTGTTGTTGGCGATCATGGTGTCTCCGTGGTGTGGGGGTCGGCATCAGCACCGCCCGCTCACACAAACACCATACACCACTCACCACCCCCATACACCCCCTAATGCAGCAACACACTTTTGCACCCATGCAACAATACGGGCTGGCATGGGGGTGCATAGGGGTGTATATGGGTGCATCCCTTCAAGGAGTGCCCCAAAATGCCCAGTGTTCACACCAAGACTTACAAGGTCTCCGATGCAAACGTCGACACGCTGGAGTGGATTCGCGCCCAGTCCGGCTGCCGCTCGTCAACCGACACGCTCGCCCGCATGATCGAGTGGGTCTCCGCCGATCCCACCGCGTTGACCGCGTTCCGCAACCGTGTTCATAAGAGCAGCGCGCAACGCTGAATTAGAAACGCCCCGTCGATCTGACCATCGACGGGGCGGACACGACAACCATGTGAGGACAACACATGATCACCAACGCCACTGTAGCCCATTCGTATACACCGGTCGACAATATCGTTGAATTTGGGGTGAACGTGTCCCCCGAAGTGACCGGATTTCCCGTCGAGTGGCGCAAGGGGTTGGGTGGCCACGCGCCATGGCCCCGTCCGCCGAGTGGCCTGCACCACGTGCGAGACACGCATGATGGTGGACGTAAGGCCACCACCGGACTCTTCGATGGGCAGCAGCGGGATCGGGCCAGCCTGATCGCCGTGGACTGTATCGGGCTCGATGCGGACGCCGCAGATTGGATGGTGGCCACGGGTCAGCACCCGTCTACGGAAGCAGCCAAGGCGATCATGCACCGGCAATCGGCGAATGATGCCGAGGCCTTGAACGCAGCTTTGACGGTGCATCGCCGCGTGATCCTGGGGTTGATCGAGGCCGCTGGTTACCCGCCACCCACGCGCATCGTGCACTCCGGCTACGGCCTGCATCTGTGGTGGCACTTGGATTCCCCCGTGTGGAAGTCCAACGCCAGCGATTGGGCGAGCATTCAATTCGCGGCCCCCATGATGATCGCGAAAATCAACGAGACCGCCGGGTGGCACGCGATGGACCCCGCGGCCAAAGATGGCGGCACCCGGTTGTTGGCCGTGCCTGGAATGCACAACGTCAAAGGACACGCGAAGCGGTTGGTCATGGTCTCGGGGTGGTCCGAAACCCGGCTCACGATCGCCCAGGTGGAGTCTTGGATCGGGGTGCGCATCCAAGTCGATCCGATCACTGGACGGGTGCGCAAATCCCGCCCAGGGCCACTGCAGGGGGGTGCGCGATCCCCGATCGAGTTCGTTGATCTCAGCGCGCCTGAGTACCGGATGCCCGACGGGCGGTCCATGCTGGCGTGGATTCAAGAGCTCGCCCCGGGATCGGAGCGGGTGGGGTGCCCCGCGCCCGGTGGGCGCGATGGCAAGAATTCGATCACACTGCACCGCGAGACGCCAGGGCACCCGTGGGAGTGGTGGGCCCACGACTTCGGGCGGGATCGCAACCTGGTTCACGCCCCCACGGCCCCCGAGGCCCCTGAGGGGGCCAGGGGGGGGCTCACCCTCGTCGAGAATGGCGATGAACACGGAATCGCCCCCGTTAGTCTATATACAACAACACCACATAAGACTAACGGGGGCGATTCCCACCCCATCGGCATTCTCGACGAGGTAGGGCCCCCCCCTGGGCCAACCCCGGCCCCCGCCACCCCTGTGGCGCCCGTCCTCATCGAGCCTTCGCTCGAAGACACCGCCGCTCAGATCGCCGCCGCTAAGTTGGCCCCCGCCACACAACGCGATGCGTTCACCCCCGATGAGCTGGACCAATTGTTGGAGGGGGCCATCGCCGAAGCCATCGGTGAGCCCGTTCCGCCCACCAAGCCGTATTCGACTGCCGCGGTTCGGTTCGCGGACTCCCGTAAGGCGATGGTGTGCACGCGGGCCCCTTGGCTGCACTCCGCCAAGACTGGCGATCACGAGGCCCTGGCGATGCGTCTGGTGTGTCGCTCTCGCCGGTGCCCCGACTGTGCGCCCCTCCTCACAGCCGCGGCTGTAGGGGCCGTGGAGGCCACGCTGGGGGCCTTGTTCGCCAATGGGGCCGGGCTCCTTCGTGCGTGGCGTGTGCTCATCCTGCCGAACCTGGGCGATGACACCCGATTGGGCAGGTGGGCCGATGCCGCCCCCCGTGATCGGCACTACTTGACCATCGCGACCACGGCCACCACGACCCACACGTTCGTCATGTACCGAAGTAACTTCCTCAACGAAGCGGGAAACGAGGTGCACCGCCCGCAGCGGTCTAAGACGAAGCCATCGCGGCTCGATCAATTGCTCGATGATGCCGTCGAGTACCGGGTGCCCTCGATGACTCGGTGGATCATTCAGCACGCATCGAAGCTCGTGGAATCCATCGACGTGGACTCGTGGGACTCCAAGCAGATTCGCCCGATTCGTGGGCGCGGTTGGCTGATCAAGACCATCATGATGGTGCGCAATGCCCTGCTCGGCATTCAGCCGGAGTCCACCGAGAAGGACCCCGATCGCGTCTCGATCGTGTCCCATATGACGCCGAAGGAGGTGCAGCGCCTCGCGGAAGAGACGGCGCTCGCATCGATCGCCGCAGAGCAGACCACCCAAGGCACCAAAATCGGGGCCGTCATCGCGACCCGGGTGCGGTGGGGGTTCGGGTCGGACCCCACGCCTGCCGGCACGATCCTGGAGGGACTGATCGAATCGGGGGCCATTCCCCGTGTGCGCGCCAAGCGCGGCACCAAGCCCCGGCAGGGCCCGACCGCATGGGATGACGCCTTCGAATGGATCGAGGGCACCGAACGCTAAAACCTTTCCCCTTCGTTGACCCAACCCACCACCCCCGATACATTGCCGATGGACACGGTGAATTCGGGGGACAACGATGTTTGATGAGTGGGACCCATGCGCGTGGGCGGCAGACGTGGCGACGGCGGTGGCGGCCGATGAGGCCCTGGTGGCCCAAGTCCACGAAGTGTGTGCCAGCCCCCCATGGCATGAACCCCAATGGGCCAAACGCCTGGCCATCGAGGTCCCACGGCTCGCGACGGGCGCGTGTGGCGCGCGTGCCCTGCCCTACATGCCGCTCGAAGACGTCATCGCCGAATTGCAGGCCACGCTGATCACCCGAAGCCAGAGCGCCGCATCCCGATGGGACCCAACCAGGGGCCGCACAACATGGACCGGGTGGGCCTGCATGGTCATGCGCTCCCGATTCCTGAACCTGGTGCGCGGGACCAACACCCCAACGGCCAAGTGCATCAGCTTCGCCAACGAGATGCAGGTGGAGGACTGGAGCGCGGACAGCCACCCCTACGATGAAGACGATAGCCCCTGGTTGAGCAGCAAGGGGAAGCGGCCATCCAGAGCGGGCCAGCGGCGCACTGGACGCCCAATGGGCCGCCCTCGCAAGCACCCGAAGCCCCACACCGCCCCCGCCTTGTAAAACGCCTTGTAGGGGCACCCACGGCCCCTACGGCGAGCCGTAATATGCGAACCCACCCGTAGTGTGCTAATCTTACTATTCCCACCACCGGTAGTATTGACTGCCCCAAAAATAGGCTATAGTCGATAGTAGACCGGCGAGGTGGTTAGTGAAATGCCCTGCGTGTGGCGGCAAGACCCGTACTCAGCAGACGATCCCAGCAGAGAACCGCAACGATGGGCGCGTGTACCGCACCCGAAAGTGTCTGGAAGAAGGGTGCGGGACGCTGTCCTCGACCTTGGAGATCTATCACTCCGAACGGAACCTCGTCTTGATGGAGGGGGCCGCCCAACCCGCCGCCCCCACCGCCCCGGTCCCCGTGGTGGCCATCCCGATGGCGGCCCCTGGTACCTGCCTCTTCGACCTGGAAGGTGGTTTGGAGAAGGGACTGAAGCAGGCTGTCGCGTGCATCGTCGATGCCGTGGACACAACCAAGCCTGCCCCAGACAAGGTGCGCGTCGACGCCGCCAAGTGGCTCATCGAAGATCGCCGGAAATGGCGCATCGCCACCGCCCAGCAACTCAACCAGGCTGGCACCACCCCCGCGGACCCCGCCATGGCCGAGCTCACTGGCATCCTGCGGTTGCTGCCACTTGAGGCGTCCGCGTGACCGTGTGGACCCCGCCCAGCATCCCTACGTCGATGCAGGGGCAAGCGAAGCGATTGGTTGGAGATCTCGGGCTGTTCGCCCGTCTGCACAAAGTCCAAGACAAGGACAGCAAGGCCGAGATCCCGTTCGATCCCCTGCCGATGCAGACGAAGATCTTCGCGGCCATCGCCGCTGGGCACCGCCGCATCATCGTGTGCAAAGCGCGGCAGGTCGCCGCCACCACGGCTTGCAAGATGGCCCTGCACCATCTCGCCTACACAACGCCGAACGCGGCGATGCACGCCGTGGTGTCCATGCGCGCCGATTCGGCCACCAGCCTCATGGACGACAACCGCCGGTGGGTCGGCCACTTGCCCCAAGCGTTGCGCCGCACCCTCAAAGTCAACGCACGCGGCGAGCTGGTCTATGCGGAGACGGGCGCAGGGATCAAGGCTTTCACTTCAAGATCTACGACCGGTCTGCGATCGTATGCGCCATCGGCCGTGCTCATCTCCGAGCACGCCTATGCCCCCGATCAAGATGAACTGCTGGCCCAGGCCACGGCGGCCGTAGGCGATGGGCTCTTGATCGTTGAGAGCACGGCCAACGCGCCCGGTGACGCCTTCAGCCGGCTGGTTCAGGGGGCGCCAGACAACGGCTGGCACCTGATTACCATGTGGTGGTGGGAGCACCCGGCCTATGAAGACCTGGAGCCCGCCGAAGATCTGAGCCCCGCTGAGTTGCAGCTTCAGACCGCATACAACCTGACCCTGGGCCAACTGCACTGGCGCAGGCGGCAAGTGGCGACGCTGGGCGAGCACAAGTTCCGGCGTGAGTATCCAGCCAACCTCGATGACTGCTTCGTGTCGCGCAGCGGTGGTTACTTCGATGATCAAGCCTTGGGCACGGACGCGATTCATGTACTCGATTTCGCCGCGATCGGCGAAGACGGCGCACGAGAGATCGAGGCACCCGTGCACACCGATCGGTACGTCATGGGCGTGGACGTAGGCGGCGGCGTTGGTGGGGACTACTCGACCATCGCCGTGGTGAGCGTGGCGACCCGACAGCCGGTCTTCACTTGCCGTAGCAACAGGGCATCCCCTGCCGCTTGGGCGCACAAGGTCATTCAGGTGGCCAGCCGCTACAACCAAGCCATGGTCTTGGCCGAGAGCAACAACCACGGCCATGCCTTGATTCAAGAGCTCGACAACTGCGGCTATCGCAACCAGTGGCGCAATCCCAAGACCGGCAA